ATAACAAAACAAGAACTTAAAAATGCAAGATGCAACATTTGAATTTTCAAAGCTAGATTCTAAACTATTGAGTGTAGGTGAACTAAAAAAAGGTAAAGGTATGTCAGCACAACTTATGTATGACGGACAAAAATGTTCCTTTCAACTACCCAAACTATCATGCCCAGGTGGTCTACTAACAAGAGAAAATGAACAATCAAATTCGGTAACATATTCTCTTATTGGATCACTCAAAGGATGTCCACCAGATGGTAAATCTGTGTGTGAACAATCAGATGATATTGGAAAAATGTATAATTCTCTACAAGCAATTTCGTCCGCTGTAAAAAAGTGGGCATTTGAAAATAGTAGTAAAGTATTTGGTAAAAAGCGTTCAGAAGAATCTATTGCAGATAGTTTTGACGAACGTAGTATTATTCAACTATCATCAGATAAAGTAGGAGATGTGTGGGTCCCAAATGGAAAATATCCCCCATCTTTTAAAGCTAAAATACCCGTATGGGATGGAAAGCTACAAAGTGATTTTCAAGTTGTTGATCAAAAAGTTAAACAAGTACCAGTAACAGTAGCAAACTTGGCAGAAGTATTCCCTAAGGGAGTCTCTGTTATGATGCTAGTGAATGGAACTGTCTATGTATCTAATCAATCATTTGGTGTTACATGGCGTATTCGAATGATTCAAGTATTCCCTCCTAATAGGCTAGAAGCTGCAAAAGTATTTAAAGTACATGAGGAGGAAGAACAAGAAGAACAAGAAGTTGAAGTTCCAGAACAAAAAGATGAAGAACAACATGTAGAACCTAGTGTTGGTGGTGGTGCACCTCCTCTCCAGAGGAAGAGACGCGCTGCTCTAAATCCAGCATAGACCATATTTTAGAATTAGAAGGTGGAATATACATTATAAAAGAATCATCTATAAATAAAGGATTTGTAATAATAACTTTTTTCTTTGTCGAACTACATTTAGTAGGCAAAAAAGAAACATTACAATCACATTGATAAATATCTGGAAATCCATTCATAATATAAGATGGTAATACAATTCTATGACAACCTTTTTCAAGTATATTCATATCAATAGAATCTTGATAAGCTTCTGGACTTAATAATGTATATATAGATTCTGTTTGTTTCCAATCTTCTTGAAATAACATATTCCAAGGATTATCAGAAAACCATAAAACTTTAAATAAAGAATGATTTTCAGATGAATGTTCAGCTAAACCAATACGTTCTGAATTATCATTATATAAAGAATATACATCTAATCCTTCTTTTAAATATTCTGTATTTAAAGCTCCTCTATAAACAGTCACTTCTGAATATACCCATTCAGTAGATTCAAAATCTTCATCATTTTCTGATACATCTTGTGATACATCTGTATAAAGTAAAGATGGTTTTAATAATGAAAACATCTTTACTTTTTTAACTAATTAATTTTTGCGCATATATAACGTAGAACGTCCTTTATCTATTTCTTTAAATCCTAATTTAGTATAACATTTTATTGCTGGTTCATTTGTTTGAAGAACATTTAAAAAAATAGTTTTATCTGTATAGTCTTTAAGAACACATTTTAAAAATTTTGTACATAAACCACGTCCACGATATTCTGGAATAATTGAAACATTATGTAATGAAAAAGCTCCATCTCGTTTTTTTCTTATTGCTGCATGTGCAATTTTAAGATCATCATCAAAATATCCATAAGAAGTTATAGAGGAAGATTCTGTTTCTTTCCTTGGAATTTCTTTACACTTCATTATTTATTCAAATGAGAATTTTAATTCTACATGATGTTTAGAAAGTAAATTTGATGCAGAACTTGAAAGTTCATGACGTTTTTTTGTAATATCTTTTGTATTTAATCGTAATTCCATATCTTTATGAATTATTTCACGATTTATATAAATATAATCTAATATACCATCTGTAATAATCCATTCAAAAAAATTTAATTGTCCTACAGTTGTTTCAATACCAGCAAATTTAATACGTTTACATCTACAAAATGGATCAAACATTTTTTTACTATATGCTTTTAAATGACTTTTATAAGAAGGATATACAATAATATATTTTTCTTTAATCATAAATGCAGTATTAAATTTTTTAGAATAATTTGTAACAAACCAATCAATTAATCGTAATGATATTGTTGATTCACCATTAATAATATCTAAAACTTTTTTTAAATTTTGAGAATCACTATAAAATTTTTCTAAACGATGTAATACCCATTGTTCTTGACTTTTAATTTCCATTTTTCTTTTAAAGAAATTAAACGTGAAAACGGATTTTACTAGAATTCATATTTTCTATTTAAAAAAAAATGGAAGTTTGTTCTTTTGCAAAAAGCCCTTATGATCCCGATTTTCCTTTGAAAAAAGAAACTACATGTAAACCCGAACTATTAATTGCTAAAGATGGAGTTCCATTTATATCATGTTGTGACACACATAAAGTATTAGTTTTACATGCAACTAGTGGAGGTTCTTTATCTCCAAAACACCTTGTATTATATAATCATTATGAAAAAACATTTCAAGAACTACAAGCAAAAAAAATTACATCTGAAGAATTTCTACAACAAATATTTGATTCATATGAAAGTTCAGATTTAGCAAAAAGAGGTATTTATTCAGAAACAAAAGGTATTACTATCGTGATTGAATCAGATGAATAACTTCACATTTTTTATTTAAATTTTATTGTATATCTTTCTTTTTCTTTCTTTGTGTTTTCATTATATTTAATTATACAAATACAAATTTTAAAACATAAAATGGATTTACCTATGTTTCATGTATAAGAAGTAACTGAAATGGAAGAACAAATCAAATCATTAATAGAAAATTATGGAAAACAAGAACAAAGAACTGCTGAATGGTTTCTTACAAGAAGCAATCGTATAACAGCATCTGAATGTTATAAAGCTATGAGTACAGCAACATTTTCACAACGACGTGAATTGATTGAATCTAAATTAATTACTCAAACAATAGAAAAAAAAACAAGTCCACTAGCATGTTTATGGGGAACATATTTTGAACCTATTGCAAAATTTCTATATCAAGAAAAAGAAAATATTGATGAAATTATTGATTTATCATGTGTTATTCATCCAAACTATGATTTTCTTGGTGCATCACCAGATGGATTACTTATAACAAAAGATGAAAGAAATGGTAGATTACTTGAATTAAAATGTCCAATCTCTCGTAATTTTGATGATAATTCACCTATACCTATTGAATATTTTCATCAAATGCAAATGCAATTACATTGTACTGGTTTAAATGAATGTGTATATCTTGAAACAAAATTTAAACAAATTTCTTATGCAGAATGGTTAAAAACTACAAATAAAAAAGGTTGTTTTGCTTTAAAAAAAGATCAAGTATCTTATTGTAGTACAACATATGATGAATGGTATTCAACATTAACAAATATATTTGAATGGAATGTTATATTTTGGATTGTTGAAAAAACAAGAACATCTTTAGTAGAAAAAGATCCTTCTTGGTTAACTGATCATATTCAATCATTTAAACAAACATGGGATGAAGTTTTAGAATATAGAAAAACTGGTACTTTGCCAGTACCAAAAGAAAAAGGTATTTTAGTATTAAATATATAATTAAATTACAAAATATAATGAAAAAATTTGGATTATGTATGATTGTAAAAGATGAATCACATATTATTCATGAAGTTTTAGAATGTGTTCGTCATTTAATTGATACATGGTGTATTGTTGATACTGGTTCAACAGATAATACTATGCAAATTATTCGTAATTTTTTTGATATTCATGATATTCAAGGAGAATTACATGAACGAGAATGGAAAGGATTTGGTTTATCAAGATCTGAAGCTTTGAAATTATGCGATGGTAAAATGGATTATATATTAATGATTGATGCTGATGATTTAATTGTATATCCTCCAAATTCAAAAGAATTTCTAAAAAAAGTTTTAGAAGAAAATAATTTGAATGCATTCAATATTTCTATTAAACGTGGAAATATAGATTATCAAAGAACACAAATTTTTAAAGCATCTGATGGATGGAGATATGAAGGTGTATTGCATGAATATCCAACTAATGATAAACAAGATAATAAATTTGGTATATTACCACCAGAATTTCATATGATTGGTAGAACAATAGGAAATCGTTCTAAAGATGCAAATAAATATTTAAAGGATGCAGAAGTTCTTTTAAAAGAAGTTGAAAAAAATCCAGAGAATGATAGAAATGTTTTTTATTTAGCACAATCTTATCGTGATGGTGGTGATATTCCATCAGCAATTAAATGGTATAAAAAACGTTATGAAATGGGAAAATGGAAAGAAGAACAATGTGTATGT